CTGTAGGATTATTTGGAGTGTTGCTTGCCATCATCAGACGCAAGGTTGCAACCCTTGTACGTGACGCCCACCGTGGGTGTTTCGGCTATTCTTGTTCTCTTAAGAATATTGAGTTTTTATAAAAACTTAAAACTTCAAATTTTTTATATTTATAAACCATGTCTAATACCTGTCCAGAATCCCATTTAGTATCACCTAAATGGTTATAGGTGATAGTTAATTTTGTGTTTGTGTTCCATTCTGCGTTTGCAGTAAATAAATCAAATAATGTCATCTTGTTTTCCTCTCTTCCTGTTTGGTTGTTTTGTTGTTCTCTTTGATTGTAAAGAGTGCTGTGTCATCTCGCTTTGATAAGCTTATTATTTCTCGCTTCCACTCTGGGGTGTTCCTTATCTTTTCCACGGCGTTTGAACTTTTTTCAGTAAACGCCTGTGTTCCTGCTTTCTCTTTACATTATTTATTATATAGCATCTTTTCTAATTTGTCAACTATTATTTTCAATTATTCAAGAAAATTTATACACGAACCCAAAACAGCGGCGTACTCGTCAGATATACCTAAAGTATAAGTAGTATCAACTATCGCTATGTTTGACGATGTAGTAAACTCGCTTTCTTTCCCATTGTAATCTACTACTTTTATAGTATGCACATCACTCTCATTAAAATATGATACTGTACGTCCAGAATCTGTAAATATTTTCCCGATCTGGAAATCAGCTAGCCCATTTCCGCGCGCAAGTTCTGCCGCGCCTTTTGACTTAGATAAACCGGAGACGGTAACGTGTAAAACGTCCTCTGTCTTACCTGTTTTTTTATTTTTTTCCGACGCTATGTAAGCATATTTTTTTGCACCTAGAGTTTTAAACTTTTTATAGTGCCCGTCATCATCCCATACGCCAAGTATATAGCGAGTTGTAGTACCGTCATCATTTAGTCTATCACTGTAATTTCTGTATTTTTGCTTTTTAGATATTAAATAATTATTTCTGTCTACAAAAGATTTTAAATGCACTTTATTAACAAATTTTACGCTATCTGTGTCGGCATAAACAAAATCATAGCCGCAAGCGTCAATCATACATTGTAGTTCATAGCGCGCGTTTGCCGTGATATATACACCCCACTGGTATAGCAAAAAGCTGTTTTTACTCGCGGCGTATGCCGCTATAGCGCTTTCCTCGTCCGGCATAGACTTAGACCATACACCGTCTATGTATTCCACTTCACCTTGACAAATATCTGTCACCATTGCCCCAAATATAGAGTTTAGCTTATTCTTACTTTTTGCATACTCGTATTAGCTTATTCTTACTTTTTGCATACTCGTATTCTTTCCCGTCTATGTCCTTTAGTTGTGTTTTTTTATCATACCATGTGAGCATTGTATCTACTATAGGTTTAGGTAGATAGTCTTTTTCCGCCTTATAACCCTCTAACCACTCTACGCGAGTAGTATCGTAGCTGTATTGGTTATTTATAATCAAAAAGTCTAGCTCTGTACAAGCGTATGTTAGCCAATCCGCGGACAACACGCGCCCATTATCATTTACATAATTTTTGCTATACGCAATGCAGTGTGCAAAATCAATATATGGCACTGTTACGTCATCACGCACCTCTACGTCAAATAATGTTATACGCATTATTATAGCGTTTTTTTTCTTACAACAATCTAATATAAGCTTGTCAAAAGATTTTGGCTCGTATTTAACAAACGGTGTCATAGGATACAAATTCGACGCAATACACGCGGGATAACTAGAGACTCTGTCCATACTGTATACATTATCAATTATTGCGTCCGCATAATAGCGCGACGCATGTGTATTGCCGCCCCTAAATACTTGACGTAAAAGCTTGTAAATCGGTGCACTAGGCATAAGCATTTCAAATAAATCGCGATAATCTGGATATTTGTGGCATTCTACACGCATTGCACGACGCACATAACCGGTTGATGTAAGAGGGATCGTGGCGAGTGTGTCGCCCTCGTCATCTAATTTAGATATTATACATTCTTCCAGCCCCTTTACGTCATTAAAACAATAAGCTAATTCCTCTTGTGTCATTGGCGTTATTGGAGTTCGTATTTTTCTGTAATCATAAGTGTCTATGAGTTTATAGTGTGTACAGTATTTGCTATTTTCGCAAAATTTAAACAACGACATATTTGACAAAAAGTAACTGCACCTAAACTCAAAAAAAGGCGTTAAAAATGCTTCACGTGAAACATTCCCTACTTTATTTATATTTTTCTCATAATCGCTATTTAAGCAAGCTAATAATTTAATTACCTTATGTGGCTCCCTCGCAAAAAGAGATTCTATGTGTAAAAAATCTTTCATAAACATAAATTCATACGCTAAATTATGGACATATATTATCAACACTTTTTTACTATCCAGACCTAATGCAGTACCTAATTTATGCATAAATTCTTGCCAATCTTCCCACGTTCGACCAAAACAAACTTTTCCATTAAAACAAAACTGCCAATGATACATAAATGCTACTGGTTCTTCTCCGACTAATGTGGTACTTTCTATGTCAAACGTTGCCGGAGTTGCTATATATGTCAATACGTTTCGCCCTCTTTTCCTAACTGTTGCACAATCTAAAGCTATAGCGTCATACGGATATGACGCTACGCTGTAAACTGTTTCTTGTTTTTCTATTGTCTCTTCCCCGTTTATTGTTTGTTGCACTGATATTATCATAAAGTTCTTCCCCTTACATAAACATGAGTTGCACTTGCATAATCTTGTAGTTCTTGCTGTATTTCTGTGTGAGTTTTGCCTTGCGTGTAAAGCAAGTCATAAATCTCTATAATATCTTCCGACGGATTTCGCATTTTTAAACTTTTGTATTCTTGACTATGCAAAAAACTGTAAAAATCCTCGTCATTTAGCAAACTTTCTGACGCGCCTAAATCGCGTAAAGCTTGCGTGCGTTTTTGCCGTATTTCTCGTATTCCGGTCAACGTGTAAGATCGCGCCGTTACAAAACGCACTAATTTTAGATATGCTCGAGAATTATACTTGTCAATGTTCCACTCGGTGCGTTTGCCCAAAACATTCAACACGCTTTCTTTTTTTAACCCCTGTTTCTCAATGCGCGCTTTTTGCCTGTTTGCGAGCGGCACAAGCTTCTTGTACATCTCGCGCCGCTCTTTACCCCGCAAACTTAAAAGGTAATCTTTATCATACATTGTCTGTAAAATGCGCACTTGCAAAAGTCCACGCTATACGTTCGTTTAAACGCTCCAGCACGCCCGAGCAAGTATCGTTCTTCTCAAAAACAACAGTTACTAAAGTGCTTCTGTCAATTTCAGTGTAAACACAAAACGTTAATGCTAGCGCTCCATCGTCGTAAGAGCATGCACTATCAAAAAGCACGTCATTCCATTTCTGTTTTACTTCTCCCACGACATATTCTTTTCGGTTGCTCAATGTTTTATCCATGCTATCCCTCTGTTATAATGGCTTTAAATCCCGCACTCTCAAGTGCTACCAGTAAATTATGCGCATTTTCGATGTTGTGGAAAGCACCTTTTTGATCGAGCACTGAAACCCTGTACACCTTATTTTCTTCGCATTTTACCGCTACATCTAATTCATCATCCGGTGCGCTCGGTTCATTTGTAGGCGCTGTGATACAACGCGTTCCGGTGATTCCGTAAACAATAGCCGCCGCCATTTCCTCAACATTATATAACGATACATCTTTTTCGGATGAAATGAAGCAACACTCAATCAACATAGCGGGTGCGCTTGTGCGACGTAAAAAAGCAAGCTTACTATTTGTTTTAACGCCGCGATTCCGGAAGCCAAGAGAACATATTGCGTTTAAAGTTTCCAGCGCTCTATCGATAGCTCGTGATTTATCAGAGTAAACGTATACTTCTGCTCCACTTGCCGATGAATTAGATGCGGCGTTAAAATGGATAGATACATCTAAATCCACCTTATGCTCGTTACACTTTCTAATAATGCGATTAAGCACATCTGACTGCGACGTACCATCTTCAACGGTACAATCGTATACCGTATGACCCATGCGGCATAATTCGTCTACTACAAGCTCTTTTACGCGCCTATTTTCGAGCGATTCAGAGATTAAGCCCACTGCACCGCATGCTACTTTCCCATGCGGGTTATGACCCGCGTGTACATTGATTATCATTCCTTTTACCTCTCTTTCTTTTTCATTATAATTTATTATAACAGTACAGCTTCTCAAAGTCAATCCAAACGTTTGTTTGTTTGCATTAAAGTTATCCACAACAAACAAGTGTTCGATCATGTTCGCCCACCAAAGACAGATTGTGTCCGCGGTGGACGGACATTT